ATAGATGTAGTTCCATCAGGAACCAATGACCCACCATTATAAAAAAGTAAGATTGTTTTTCTTGTTAGATTTTCCAATCTATCCAAAAGGCTATTATTATCTAATGGAATAAAATTAGTCACATTTGCAGATACATCTGAATTTTGATTTAAACACTTATACATTTTTCTTGTGTTTCTATCATAGTAGATGTAGTTTACATCTTTTACTCCTGTCTCTTGTATATCTCCACCATACCCAACACATCCAAACATTCTAGCTAGCATCATACCTTCGAGAGCTTTTCCTTCAGTGGTTCCATATTGTACTATCCCTGCTTTTTCTCTCGTTGCTCCTTCTTGTATTTTAGTAACAGCATTATTTAATTTCTCTGTTTCTTTATCAATCAACTCTGAGTTTTGATTAAAATCGTCTATATTATAATAATCATTTCCCCCGGGTTTAATTAATCTCAAATGCTTAGTATATTCTGCCATTTTTTATCTCCTTTCGTCATAAATATTCCTATTTTTTATAGTTTTTAAAGATGTATGTTTCATAGAACTTAACTCAATATGTTTGTAATACTTTCCAATAACATCAGCATCATTATAAAGTCTAGTATCATAAATCTGTTTGTGAGTTTTAGATTTCAAGATATTGTGAACTAGATAGGCCACTTGGTTATGTGTGTTGTATCTAAATTCAATACTAAAATTCAAATGAGCTGGTTTATTAATATGAATAAAGTTTTTAAAGTTATCCAAATTAGATGGTATTCCGACTACTGATGTAAATTTTATTATGAAAGAATAATCATTGTAATTTTCAATAACTTCAATTTCTCCATTTGTGAATATCTTAGCTTGTTCTTTTAAAACATGAGTTGTAAAGATATTTTTAGATAGTAAAGTATAGATAATTCTATCTTTTCTATCCTGTAGACTCCAACCATTCTTATAGTCTAATTCCATAAACCTTTCATAATTAGCCACTTGTTGCTCATTAAAAAAAGCTATAAATAATAGCTCCTTATATTTTTGTATATCATTTTTAGCATATTCACAGATTAAATCTAGTGTTCTTATTAAATCTTCTTGTAAGGTATTTCTAGCTATTTTTGAAACTTTTTTTATTAATCTATCACTCATTTATAACCACTGTCCCAACTATCAATATTTCATCTTCTGCTATTTCTAAGTTAGAATTAGAATTGTTTACTTTTACAAAGTTATCATTTATTCCCTCTATTTCCAAAATAGCTTTCTCTAAACGATTAATAGATAGTATTGTTTTATTAGTTTTCTCAAAAGTAGCATTCCCAGTTTTTATAACTGCTTTTAAAAGAGATTCGATTCTTTCTTTTACATCTGATAAAGCATATCCAGATTTTAATATAGTATTAACTTCTATGTTTATAGTCTTAGCTCTAAAGCTTTCTATAGTTACATCAGCTCCAACAGGTCTACCGTCATCGCTTTGTATTCTTTCTCTAACTTTTTGAATTAGACTAGAATCAGCTATATCATTATTATAGTTAGCAATTAGAACTTTAACAGTTCCATTTCCATTCCAAAGAGGTTTTACTAAGACTTTTCCAACTCCATCAACTTGTTTGGCCCATTGCTCATAATCATATATATTTCCACTGTGAGCAGGTCTTGTAGCTTTTTCTTTAGCTCTAGCTACAAGTACAGAATTAGGTTCTTTATCATATCCATTTATAATTTCTTTTTCGTTCGTAACACTGTAGATATTGCTATTTTGAATTTCAAAAGTTGTAATTTCTCCTATTGCAGCATTCCCTATTTTTCCTTCTGATAAGCATTCTATTTCTATTTCTGCAACTCCTGATGTACTTAGATATTCTTTTCTTAAAGATTTATATTTTATTCCATCTCTATTAAGAAATATTGAATTTTCTTCTATGATAGAGTTTGCTTTTCCTGTTATTTTTAAAATACCTTTTGCCTTAGTTCCAACCCTTCTTTTTACTCCAAACATTAGAGCATGTTTATCAACGTATTCATCTTCTGTAGCTGTATCTATGAATGTTTGTTTCTCCCAAAACTCTAACTCTTTATAAACTTCTTCTGCTGTAATTCCAAATGTTGCAGCAATATCAAAATTGAAAGTCCCCTCCATTTTTGAGAGTGAGTTTTTAAGATTATCTAAGAAATCATTTCTCAATTCAATTTTATCTTTCACTTTACACCTCCATTTCTAGCTCACCATATACCGTTTTAACGTTAAAGGTTATCTGTGGAACATATTCATCTTCGTTAGAAATGTCAAAGTTATAGCACTCTGTGATGTAAGGGTTTACTAATAAAGTATCTCTAATTTGGTTAATCATTAAAGCATCTTTAACTGTTTTATGATAGATAGTTCCTATATTAGTTTCTAATTCACTCCCATATTCGTCACTATGCACATCAGTATATCTAAATCTTTCAGTCTTTAATGCCTTAAATATCCATACTTTTAAAGCTTCAGTTTTCTCTAAAACTTTTATATCATTTCCTTCTTTTATATATTCTCCAGTTTTAAAGTCTATAGCATATTCTTTAAAAGTTGGCATTTCTTCAACTTCTGTATCCGTTTTTTCAAGAAAAATATTAAAATCTTTTTCCACATTACACCCCCTCTATTGCTTTACTTGGCATTTTTACTATTTTTGTTACAACCACATAATGCACTCCCATGACAAGCACTAGCACTTCATCGCCTTTTTGAAGTGTATCTTCAAACCAGATATCCTTGTGAGATCTGTATGTTCCATTGCCTTGATATTTTCCTTTTCCTGTCAATTTTGGAATTTTATGTCCCATAGTATCTGAAGTATCGTTATCATAGTCATAGTTAGATATGTCTATTTTTATATCATCTATAACTCCATCTATCATATAATCTCTATGATAGTGAGGTAATAAGTAATTACTGCAATAAATTTGCTCAGATGGTATAACTTGCCCATCAAATTTAATTGTTAGATTTGGTGGTGGAGTTTCAACAGATGCCTTTATGATAGATGTTCCTTTTGTAGCTTGTCCTATCATTTCACCTATTAAAGAACCTAATTCGCTCATTTCTTATCCCACCCTTCTTGAAACAGTTGATCTAATTTATCTACTTTTTTATTTTTCTCTTTTTTAGCTTTTTTACTTTTTTTAGTTTTATCACTTTTTTTAACTTTTTCTTTGTTTTCAAATTCTGCTTTATCCATTACATTTTCAAATGCAAGCTCAACATTACAATAATGAGTTTCTCCCTCAAAAATATGAGTATCTGATTTAACTAAGAAATCTCCAACAAGTCCAGTATGTGGCTCTTGTATTCCTATATTGTATCCAGCTTGAATTAATACATTTCCTAAACAATGTAATCTCGAACTTTTTTCAACACTTTTTAGCATATCTTTTGCATTTGCTATATTATCTACATCTTTTTCATATTGCATAACTTGTTGAAATAATCCAAATTTCTTTTTATCTTCTGCATTTTCTACTTTATTAAGTATTTGTTGCTTTTCGTTTTCTACTTTATAGATAACTATTTGATTTATCATATTCTCTATGCTTTCTTCATATGAAGATGTAGAAATGTTATCAGCACTTGTTAAAAGAACATCAGCATGTGTTCCTTGTTCAACTATATCTATTGCTTTATCATTACTTACAATAGAATAAATCTTTTTATTTTTTCTATGTTGAATAGTGTAAGCATTTAATATAATTTCGTATCCGCTTCTATCAATAGCGGGATAAGTACAAGTAACTTCATCTTGTGGTATTTTACCTATTTTTAAATTAAGTTCTCCGCATATTTCTTTTAATATTTCACTTGGCTTTTTTCTAAAGAAATTTTTAACAAAGTTATTTTTATTTAGATAGATAGAATTGTCATAAGCATAGAATGTTTTAACATCAGTATCTCCTTTTCTTGAATGAAAAAATACTTTTCCAACAAATAATTTTTCATCATCATAAGAAAATTCAATTTCATCTCCTATTTCAGTTATAATATCTCCCAGATACTCAACTTCTAACTTTCTAGCTGTTCCATGAATTGCTCCACTCCATATAACCTGAATAAAAATATTTTTATATTCTTTTCCATTAACATATATTTTTACTTTTTCCATATTATCACCTTTGAAGTAAGCCTCTTGCTACATCTAGCAGTGTTTTATTTTTACTAATTTCAATTAAACTTATTTCAACATCTATATCTCCAGTTCTTTCAACTATAGAAAAATTTAGAGTTTGGATATAGCATTTAAAAAATATGTTGAATTCAGGAACAATTAAAGTTAAAGGTTCTTTATCATTTTTTAATTTAGTTAATGTTTCAACACAGCCAGATGGTGTTGCAGACAGTAAATAATTAAAAAAAGGAGATTTAAGATTAGGAAAAAATGTAGAAAAACTAATTCTTTCAGCTTTTCTATTTCCTATTAATGCCTTTTCTCCTACATCAATTATTTTAAAAATCTGTGTGTCTTGCTCACTTTCAATCTTTAAATCTAAAGGTGGAACCACAAAGAAAAAAGGAGTACTTGTAGAATTTTTTAATAAAATAAATGTTGGTTTCATAGTATCATCTCCTTTATTTTGTTGTTTGTACATGATTCTTTAAATTTTTTATAATTTCTTCTTTTATCTTTCTTTTAGTCATTTCAGATAATGTTTCTAAATCTGCTTCATTTTTTATAGTTACTCCACCCATATTAACATTTACTTGAGGAGAAAAATTAGTAGTTGATGCTATAGGTGCTTTGACACCTAAATCTGCAAAAGCTTTTTCATATTCAGATTTTGGCTTTTTAGGTAGAGGTTTTTCAATTGGTATAGGTTTATTTAAAGAATCAATAGTTTTATTTTGTTGTATAACTTGTTCTTTAGCTAAATCCTGTGGAGACAGTTTAGCTAGTCTTCTTCTTTCTTTAAAGTCTTCATCAGTTTCTCTCATTAATTGCTCTAGTCCTTTTCCTGAGCCTTTATTTTCTTTTATTTTTTCTTTTAACATATTTGCTTTTATGTACATGATTTTATCATCGCTATCTGTTTTACTATTTCTTAAATCTATAGTTTCTAAATCTTTTTCAGCTTGTGCATTAGCTTCATCCCAACTATACCCTTTTGATTGGTATTCTTTTCTTAATTCCCATTTATTCTTTGTTCTTCCTATTTTATCTCCTATCCAGTTTCCAACAGACCTACCAGCCTTATATGCTACATAACTTCCAGCAACATATTTTCCAGCACCAGGAAAAATATTCTCTGCCATTGCTGCTACTTTTAATGCAGCAAATCCTTTAATAGCCTCAGCTGTAAGAGAGAATATTCTATTAAAATAAGTTTCAACATTCTGAGTATCAAAAGTTCCTTTAGAATTTAATTCAGCCATTTTAGAAGTAAACTTATTTATGAAATCAGTTGCAGTTGGTGCTAAACCCTCTCCAATCGAAATCTTTAAGTCATCAACAGCACTTCTAAATTGAGCTAGTTTATTTTTTGTTGTATTTTCCATTTCACTAGCCATTTTATCAGTTGCACCTGTTGCATTTTTTATAGCATTCTCAGCTTTTTCTATCCCTTCTTTTGAAGTTCCTAATAAACTATTCATTACTTTTAAACCTTCAGAACCTGCTATTGTAGTCAAAAATAAATTTCTTTGTTCATCATTCATTTGTGCAAGCTTAGGCTTTAATTCTTCTAAAATTTTTCTTAATCCTTTAAACTTACCATTGTTATCATAAAGAGTTACTCCTGCTTTTTTCAAAGCTTTATCCATGTCAGGAGTTGTTTTTGAAAGTCTTGCATAAATTGCTGCTAAGTTTCTTCCTGCTATAGAACCTTTAAGCCCACTATCTGCTAATAATCCTAGAATAATATTTGTTTCTTCTAAGCTTTCAAAATTTCTTGAAGTTGATGCAACATACTTATATGCTTCTCCTAGCTGTGCAATACTTGTATTAGTATTATTAGCTGTTGCGGCCATAACATCCATAAATCTATCAGCATCTTGTAATGATAATCCAAAAGCACTTATATTATCAGTAAGAAGGTCTGATGTACTAGCTAAATCTTCTCCAGAAGCGATAGAAAGTTTTAAAAGTTTTGGTGTCATTTCCAGTACTTCATTAGTTTTCATACCAGCCATTGCTTGATACATTTGAGCTTGTGCTACTTCTTGAGCTGTAAATTTAGTACTTCTTCCAAGTTCTCTTGTTTGAGTCATTAGCATATTTTCTTCAGCTGCTGTTGCTCCCATAATAGCCTTATTTCTTCTAACTTGATCTTCCAAATCTGCAAAAGCAGTTAATGATGTTCCAGCAATAGCTCCCAATCCAGCTAAACCACCAACAGCAACCGCACCAAATTTATTCAATCCTGAATTAACTTTTTCCCAATTCATAGATTTAGCTTTTTGATAAAGTCCAGCTAGTCCTTTTTCTGCTTTATTTACAACAGCTGTAAATTTATCTTTAAGTTCTAATCTAGCACTTAATACATGTTCCAAATTCTCACCTCCAATAAAAAAGAGCAGTTTTACCTGCTCTTAATTTAATTATTTTTTTTATATGTGTCCTTAAGATATTGAATAGCACTATCTTCTGGGATATTAAATTTGTTTTGAATTTCTTGTACAGTATCTTCAATAATATTCGAATTAGCAACATGATAAAAACCTGTAATAGCTAAAAAATTCAATATTAATTTTTTTTCTCTATCTGTAAAAACTTTATCTTTATGTTTTTCTCTAGAGTAAAATCTTATTTTTGAGCTTTTTGATTTTACAATATCTTTTAACATATTAATTGTTTCTTTATCATCTAAAGATATTTTAATGTCGTAATATTCATAAACACCACTTGAACTTATATCCCTAATCCCATCCAAATAGTTAAAATTTTTTTCATATGTCTTATTATCTGTTGCAATAATAATTTTTTTAAAGCCCAATAGCTCTTTACTATAATAACCAATTCTCATATTATAACCTAAAGGAAAAGTTTTTTTATTTGAAATAGGTTTAATTATTGTAAATGTTAAGATATCTGTTTTAGTTTCATTCTTATTTTTTTCCATTATTATTTTTTCAAAATCATCTTTTTTTATGACTAAGTCTTTAAAAGCTTTCTTAACGTCTAAATTCAATCCATCTCCATTAGTATTTTTGGTATTAAAGATTATTAGTTCTGCTATTTCTATTTTTTGACTATCATCTAACCCAAAACTAATAGCAGAAATAAAAATAAAAAGCACAAATAAAAACTTTTTCATAAAACTTCCCTCCTAAAATGAATTTAATATGCTATATTATAGCATTATTCTTTTAAAAGGTACATATAAAATAAATCTTTTTCTGAGAGTTTTCTAAGTTCTTCTAATTTATGTCCTCTATTCAAGTAATGAGCGACTGTACTTAATTTCCAGTCGCTCTCTATTAGTTTTTTGTTTCTTCAACAATACTAACTAAATCTTTTTCTCCATATCCAGAAGCTACTAAGATTAAATCTGCTAGTCTATAAATAGTTGGGTCTTTTAAAACTTTGCTCACAACAAAAACAGGATTACTCTTACAACCTAGCTTTTCTATTAGCTTATCATCTCTAAAAATAGAACAAGAGTTATAAATTACTTCTAAATCCTTATCCTTTTCTTTAGACAAGATTAAATCTAAGTAATCTTCTTTGTTTAAAAGCTCACAATCCAAATCTCCATCTAATTCTTTTACATAGATTTTTACTTTTTCTCTTTTATCACTATTTATTTTTTTACTATTTTCAAGTAGCATATCTACTGTAATTAACATTTTACCCTCCTATTTTATATCATTTTCATATTTCAAATCCTCTGGTGTAAATCCAAATGGATATTCTTCCTCAACAA